CAGTTCGTTGAGGCGCTTAAAGGAGCGAGATTCCCTGTCGGCAATCCAGTAATAGCTGAAGTCGCCAAAGAGAATCGGGCGATTGCCAGCTGCCAGTTCCGGTGCAAAGGATGTGCTGTAGCAGGGACGGTTCAGGATGGTATCCGGAGTCCCCGCCGTGACAGACGGCTGCCAGATGTAGTTGCCATTGTTGTCCTTGACTTTACGCAATGCTTTGATAGTGGAATCGTTCAGGAGCCATACAGCCTTGCGGCGGTACGGGATGCGCAGGGAATGATACAGGTCGATGACGTCATCAAAGGTAATGGCTGTGCCATTAGCCGTCACGCCCAGCTCCGCAGACGGGAACACGCCGGACGGCTTGTTCTTCCCGTCGCCTGTGAGGAAGGCTTCTTCTTCCTTCGTGCCGATACGGCGGGCAAATTCGCCGGCAATATAGCTTTCCAGGTCGAAGACGCTGTCATTCAGGAGTTCTTCCGACACACGGATAGCCGTCCCCAGCTTGTACGCCCCGATGGACTGCTGGCCGAAGGTATCCTGGCTGTCCGGGTAAAGGCCGTTCTCTTCCATCCAGGCCGCTTCCCCATGTCCCGTCACGACGGGAATCTTGCGGTCGCCGCTGGTATGGATGACCGTCGCCAGACTGCGGAAAAAGTTCTCTTCCTGGAGCTTGTCGATGAGCTGATGCTCGAATTCATCCGGCACCAGGTAACCGCCATCTGCATCCGTGCCAATGCTCAGGGCGTTCTGCACATCGATGAAGTTCTTATGGCGGATGCTGTCCCAGAAGGCTTTCTGGTAGGCCATGGATGCACGGCCTTTCTTTTCCGGGGCCTGGTTCCCGGCACCGGGCTGTTCCGTGATGGGAGAAGATGTCGGCTGGGCCAGCTGGGCATCGAGTTGCTGCTGGCGTTCCAGACGGTCGATTTCCTTGCCCAGATTCACTACATCTTCTTCCATCTTGTCGTACCGGGCCGCATCTTCTGCCGATACCATACCGTTCTCATCGCGGGCCGTATCCAGGAAGGCTTTCGCCGCATCCCAGAGGTTCTTGCGCTTCTCGCGCAGTGCTAAAATCGTATCCATTATTCTTTGTCCTCCTGTCAATGAATGAGCCGTGCCAGCCGCTTTTCCAAGGAAGCGGCTGGCACTTTCTGTAAGGGTTTCTTCGGTTTCAGTTTCTGTACAAAGGAATTCGTCACCGTGACCGGGCTGTACAGCATGGCAGATGGTTCTGGTTCTTCCCCGTTCTTGTCGAACAGGATTTCATCGGCAAAGCCCAGTTCCACAGCCTTGCGGGCATTGAGCCAGGTCTCGTCATCCATCATATGGGCAATCTTCGTGCGGGCCAGGCCGCTCTTGATTTCATAGGCATTGATGATGCTCTCCTTGACCTCGCTCAGCATGCCGATGGTCTTTTCCATCTCAGCCTTGTCCCCGTAAGCCATGGTGGCCGGATTGTGGATCATCAGGATGGCCACCGGCGACATGCAGACCTTCGTCCCGGCCATGGCAATGACCGAGGCCGCTGAAGCAGCCAGGCCGTCAATCTTGACGGTGACGTTCCCGGGATAGTCCATGAGCATGTTATAGATCTGGGCAGCGGCAAAACAGTCACCGCCCGGGCTGTTGATCCAAAGGGTGATATCGCCGCTGCCCGCATTCAGTTCATCCTTGAATGCCTTCGGGGTTACTTCATCGCCCCACCAGGTCTCGTCCGAAATCTGTCCGTCCAGGTACAGCGTCCGTTCGCTGCCGAAGGCATCAAGGGCCGCATTGGTCACCCACTTCCAAAATTTATGTTTCATTCGTTTCTCCCTTCTGTGCAAAGGCCCCGGCGTCCTTGAGCTTGGTCATGCTGCCGTTCACCAGGTACAGGTTGCCGCCTTCCTCATCCGGCACAGGGTTCATGTCTTCCATCTCCCGGATATCGTTGGCGGACAGCCAGCCGTTCTGCCGACCGATGCTGTACCCGGTCATGCGGCTCTCGTAGTCGCCGCGCAAAAGGCCGTTCACGTTGAACTTCAGGAAATACTGCTTCTTTTCTTCCGGCAGGAACAGAGCTTTCTGCATGGCCTGCTCCCAGCGGATAACCCATGGGTCCAGAGTGTATTTCACAAATTCCATGGACTGTTGCTCGATGTTATTGAAGGAACTTTTCTCCAGGTCGCCAATCATATGTGGCGGGATGCGGTAGAGCCGGGCAATCTCATCGAGCTGGAACTTCCGCGTTTCCAGGAACTGGGCCTGATCCGGGGAAATGCCAATGGGCGAATACTTCATGTAGAGTAGGCAA